CTCTCTCGTTGAAGGACGACGAAGTTGGAGTTCTCGACTTACGGGGTGTTTTGAATGTACGCAAACATCTGGCAGGCGAAGAAATTAAGGAGGTACAGGTTACATGGGTCGAATCCAATCCGGATCCATCTGCAAGCAAAGAATAAGTTACCTTCCTCTGCCTTCGCAGCGGAGGTTTCATGAATCGACAGCGCGCTTTAAAGGGTTCTCGGGACCGGTTGGATCGGGGAAAAGCCAAGCTTTATGTCAAGAAGCTCTTCGGCTCAGTTACGTGAATCCAGGAAGAGTCGGACTGATTGGAGCGCCAACTTATCCCATGCTTCGGGACACGACGCAGGCCAGCTTATTAGAAATGCTGACGAGTAACGACATTCCTTTCGAATTCAATAAGTCCGAGAACACGATTGTAGTGGCGGATGTTAAGTCCAAGATCATCCTGCGGTCCGTCGAAGAATTCGATCGGCTGCGCGGCACGAATCTTGCGTGGTTCGGACTGGACGAACTGACTTACTCACATGAAGAAGCATGGACCCGCCTGGAGGCGAGATTGCGCGATCCCAAAGCAACGCAGCTGTGTGGCTTTGCCGTCTGGACACCGCAAGGGTACGACTGGGTGTACGAGCGGTTTATCGATCATCCAAAAAGCGGGTACGACGTAGTTCTGGCAACGCCGTTTGAGAACCGGTATGTTCTCGATGTTGTGCCGGACTACTACGAACGGTTGCGGACCAGTTATGAAGAGAGTTTTTACTTACAGGAGGCTCTGGGGACTTACGTCAACGCCCGCGGGCGAACGGTCTACCGTTCGTTTACCAGGGGAACGAACGTGAAGGAGCGTGTGATTGATCCGCGAAGTCCACTTCTGTGGTCTCTCGATTTCAACGTGGACCCACTGTGTTCAGTGGTCGCTCAGCGCGAACGCGACGACCTTTGGGTGGTCGATGAAATCGTACTCGAGGACGCGCTGACGCAGGACGCCTGCGATGAATTCCTGCGCCGTTACGGACGACACCAGGCCGGAGTAACGGTCTACGGAGACGTATCCGGCTACAGCAGGAAGACGACTGGGGGAAGTGATTACAGCGTGGTTCAGGCGAAACTTGGGCCCTTTTTCGGGCCGCGACTGAAGTTACGAACCGGGCGGGCGAATCCTCCTGTGACTGATCGCATTCTGATGGTGAACTCCAAGTTCAAAACCGCGGCGGGAGAAGCATCGTTGTTTGTATCGGAGAAATGCAAGGGGTTGATCCTGGATTTCGAGCAAGTGACCTACCAGGAGAACTCGCGTGAGATCGACAAGAGCAGAGACTCCAAGAGAACTCATCTTTCGGACGCTCTGGGATATCTGGTTTGGGAAGAATGCAGACCGCAGCAGCGCATTGGAGAGCAGGGCAGGCGGCTATTTTGAGGGACTTACGTGCGAAAACATGCGATTGAAAATGAACATCCTGGCTTTGCCGAGAAGCGGCAGATGTGGCGGCGTTACAGCGACTTCTACGCCGGCGGTGAACAACTCAGAAAAAGGGCGACAGAATATCTCATCCAGCGGCATAAAGAGCCGGCCGAGATCTATTACGAGCGCCTGAGCCGGGTTTTCTATGAGAACTATATCGGCTCGATTATCGACTGGTTCGCAGCGACGCTACTTAGAAGAGAGCCAGTCGTCCAATTTACGGGAGACGGCGTGTATGGCAAGCAATTCTTTGACCAGTTTCTGTTAGATTGCGATCGCAAAGGGACGACGCTATCCGACTTCTTCCGCCAGCAGATCACGGACATGCTGGTATATGGGCGATCGTACGTGGTGGTGGACTTCCCTCGCATCACCGGTCCAGTTAGTAACCGGGGAGAAGAAGACGCAAGTGGTATGTCGCGAGCCTATCTGACCCGTTATCTCCCGGAACAGGTCACCAACTGGGCGAAGACTTCCGAGGGGGATTTCGAGTGGGTGGTTCTCCGGACGGAATCCATTCACCAGCCATCCCCAGGATCCGACATGGTCCATGAGACGGTCTGGACTTATTACGACCGTGAACATTACGAGGTATTCCGGCGGCAGGGTGGAACCGATTCGGCCAACGAAATTACTCTAATAGATGCGGGGTCGCATGGTCTAGCGTTGCAGCATCGTGTACCGATATTTGAGATTGAGACCTTGGATGGATTGTGGCTGATGAACAAGGCCGCACTGTTGCAGTTGGAGCATTTCAATAAATCAAACGCGTTGGCATGGGCTCTTACCATGGGCCTGTTCGCGATGCCGGTAATTTACTCGGACAAAGAGTGGTCGCAAGTAGTGGGTGAATCGTACTACATCCAAATGGGTCCAAACGACCGGTTTGGTTGGGCGGAGCCCGAGGGCCGCGTCTATACACTGGCGGCGGAGAACCTGGATACGCTCAAGAACGAAATCTACCGGGTATGTTACCTGCTTTCGCAGGCTGGTTCAGCTGAATCCAGCGGCTTACCGCAGTCAGGTCTTAGTAAGCAAATGGATTTTAGTATTACCCAGGAGATCCTGCTGGCTTACGGAGACATCTTGAAGAGCGCGATGCGCCAGGTACTCCAAGCCGTCGCGGTGGCGCGCAAGGACGACTTACAGATAGATGTGTCGGGCCTGGATGAGTTCGACATCGGAGATTTCAGCTCGGAGTTAGAGAACGCAAAGAGTCTTTTGGCATTAGGGATCGAATCCAAGACCCTTAAACAACAGATGTTCAAGAAACTGGCGTTCAAGTATCTCAGCGATTCGCGTCAGGAATTGAAGAACAAGATCTCTGAGGAGATCGATGCATCGTTTGAAGATGTATCGGGTAAATGAACACAGACATTCGGAGACTTATGGAACAGAATACAGGTTCGGATGGTAGTGATGTACAAGCAATCGTGCAGCAGGCCGTGCAGGAATATTTGCGGCAGGACACCACGCGAAGAGAGCCGGCCTACAAGGCGGAATTACAGGACGAAAAGAAACGCCGGGAACAACTGGAGCGGCGCGTCAACGAACTGGTGGAGGAGAACCGGCGCAGCCGCCAAGTAGCGGAAGAAGCCGAGAGAAGCACCAGTATTCGGGCGGAGCTACAAAAGCTCGGGGTTTCCAAAGTTGACCTGGCTTACCGTACAGTGCGAAACGATATCTTCCGTGGGGAGGACGGGCGCTTGATGGCCCGCACTGAGCAGGGCGAGACCAACGCGAACGAGTACCTGCGCCAGTTTGTCGCGGAGAATCCCGAGTTTCTTCCCGCTCGAATTGCGGGAGGGAGCGGCGCCAGCAACACCTATAGGACACCGGGTGTCAGCGGTATCGATCTGGAGAAGATCGGGCCCGGAATGTCCAAAGAAGATCTGGAGCGGGCACGACAAGAGATTTTACGAGTTGCGACTCAGACATTGAGGAGCTAAGTGAACCGCGGGGACTTATGAAAGGACTCGCGGAAAGTAACGCACAAGGAGAGAAATGCCAGCAATAACGTCAGCTAATGTCGCAAATGCGATTGTGAAACTGGTGGCGGCCGATGCGCTACCTGCCTTGGTCGGAAACCTGGTCATGGGTAATCTGGTCAATCGCGATTATGAACCCACGCTTGCGCAGGCGGGTGACACGGTGAATGTGCCGATTCCACCAACGCTTGTAGCCAATAACATTGCCGAAGGGGGCACGGTTCAAACACAGAATCCGAGCCTAGGCAACGCACAGATTGTTTTGAACACGCATTGCGAAGCGACATTTCAGATTCCGGACGTCACCAAAGTGCTCGCAGTGCCGGACCTACTGCAAGTTTATATGCGGCCTGCGGTGGTTGCGCTCGCGGAACGGATCGAGAGCGATCTTCTGGGATTGTACGCGGGTTTTAGCTCCAATACGCCAGTTGGAACGGCCGGATCTTCTATTACCGAGGCTACTGTAGACGCCGCAGAAACGGCGCTTTTCGGAGCGAAGGTACCGGCGCGCGAGCCCAAGTACCTGATAGTGGATGCGGGAACTTACTCGAACCTGCGTCAGATTCCGCGATTCAGCGAGTTTCAAACTGCCGGCGATGCGGGGTTGCGTGCGCTGGTCAACGGGACTATCGGTAAGATCAAAGACTTCTTTGTCTTGCGGTCACAATTCATCTCATCAACAGGCAGTTCTCCGTTGAACCAGCACAATCTCGCGTTTGCCAAGGACGCTATCGGACTAGTGGTCCGCCGGCTACCTCAGCCTCTCCCTGGTACGGGAGCCATCGCTGAGTATGCCGAACTGGGCAACTTCGGCATGCGCGTCACGATGAGTTACCAGCCGAATACTCTGGCGCAACAGTTCACCGTGGACGTTCTCTACGGCTGCGGAATCCTACGTAACACTTTTGCCGTACAAGTCAACTGCTAACAAGTGAAGTTAAGCCGCCGTGACGGACTTATCATCCGTTACGGCGGACTTTAAAAACAAAGGATCAATAAATGGACCTAAGAGCTTATTACCAGAAAGTGCGCGAAACCGAGGCGGGCATGAAGTCGCCGCACGTCGTCATCGTGAGCCTCGCCACGCCGGATGGAGGGAAACCCGGCGTAGTTACTGAAGTTCCGACTCCGATTGGCGCCAGGATGGTGGTGGAAGGCGCGGCACGGCAGGCTACGCAGGATGAGATACACAGTTTTCGAGATCAGCAGACTACCGCTAAAGAAGCGGCTGACCATGCAGCGGTAGCAAACAAAGTACAAGTGGTTGTGGTTCCGTCGGCTAGTGTGCCGAAGCCTTCCGCCCGGGCCGGAAAAGAACAGTAAGGAGAATCGATATGGCAATGCTGCTGGATGGGCCGCCGGCCACAATTGCAGATTTGACGGT